TCAGCAAGTCGCGGTTCTGGTCGGCGAGGCGGAGATTGACGCGCACCAACGCCCATGACACCGCCGCGACGGGCAGCGCGCATGTCAGCGCGACGATCGCCAGCACTCCGAACTCCCAGCCGTTCAATGCATCACCCATGGTAGAGCTTTCGCTTCTTGGGCTTGGCGGTAAGACGCTTGTCGTACGCAGCCCAGTAGCGTTCCGACTCTGTCCTAGGCACTACAGGCTCAGGACGCAATAGGCCCCTTGTCCATGACTGATCACGGACAGCGAGCGCAATGCCGTATGCAATGACCATGTCGTCGTGTCCCCGCGACTCCATCTCGCCCTTTCCGTTCCAGCGTTGGTCGCGTAGTTCGTAGAGCAATTCCTCGTCTGGGATGTGCGCGCCTTCGTCGAGTGCGCGCTTGATGCGGTCGATGAGCAGGGGCTTGGTGGTGGAGTTGGTGTGCCAGCCCAGGACTTCGGACACCTGCTTGGAGATGGTGTCCTGCCGCTGCCGCTTGTAGATCTTCTTGTAGCCCTTGTTGATGGCTTCCATGCAGGCGGTGTAGCCGTGGGCCGATGGGTACGTCTCGAACGCGAGCAGGGCTTCGTTGTAGTACCACGACAGCCAGGCGCACTTCGGCCCCCAGACGTGCGGGTCGTCGCGTTCCTTCCAGCGCGCGACCACTTCGCAGGTCTCGCCCTCGATGACCACGATGACGGCGAAGTCCCCTCGAGCGAGTCCGCCTGCGGTGTCGGACGCGGCGACGTACTTCCGGCCCTCCTCGGGATCCTTCCAGATCTGGAGACCGCCGCGCGCGTAGGGCTCGAACTTGAAGTTCATGCTTGGTCGACCTTGGCGATGCGCTCGCCGATCCAGCGCATCACCGGCACGGCCATGCTGTTGCCTAGCGCCTTGTAGCGCGGCCCGTCAGGAGTGTCCTTGCCGCGTGGGCGGATGTCGGTGTAGCCGTCTGGGAAACCTTGCAGACGCTCGCACTCCACAGGCGTGAGGCGGCGCACCTGCATCAATGCAGAATGGACGGCTGCGACCTGTTGAGTTACCTCGCTCGACTGAGGACTACGACTGGGGTCATTTGACGCAGTAATCGTTGGAGCTAAAGGCTGCGCGATGGCTTGCTTGTTGTTCCCGCCGCCGCCGCCCTCTAGGGTGCAAGCAATGTTCACCTGCGCCCCAAGCGACCGCGCTGCGGCAGACTGCCTCGGCTTGAACGCGATGGGCTGCATCACTGCCGAGTACCCTTGGCCCGGCTTGCCGCCGCCTCCTGTCAAGCTGCCAGCCGTGTCGCTGAGAGCTACCTTTCCCCTTTGGTTTTCATGGAACGCCATCGCTGGCTGCCGCACCATCACCGTTGGCCCCGAAGCGTTCACAGACGAACCTGGCGTGCCGATTGTCGCTGCAACATCGCCAGTCACGCTTCCGTTATAGCAGTCGGTTCCAACCGCCGGCACGAACAACGATGCGCCGCCAAACGCGTGCTGGTCTTCAAGTCCCTGCTTGTCGCCGTATCGTGTGTTCAGGGTGCAGGCAATTTCCGCGGGACATTTGGCTGCATGCTGGCGACCTGACGCAGCGCCTGCGACAGAAGCTCCGGCAGGTCTTTGCCCCGCTTCTCGGCGCGGCGGAGGATTCCCGCGCAGGCTTTCGCGCTCAAAAAGAACCGCTGCGGCACGACGCCAGTCTCCAAGGTATCCGACAACGAACACACGACGGCGGCGCTGGGCCACTCCGAAGTACTGAGCGTCCAGCACGCGGTAGGCCCACCCATACCCGAGTTCGCCCAGCGCCCCGAGGAAGGAACCAAAGTCCCGTCCTCCTCCGCTGGACAAGACGCCAGGGACATTTTCCCAGACGATCCAGCGCGGACATAGTCGTGCAGCCAGTCGGACGAACTCAAGGGTGAGTTGACCACGCGCATCGTCCATGCCTCGCCGCAGTCCGGCGACGCTAAAGGCTTGGCATGGTGTTCCTCCGACCAGAAGGTCAACTGCTCCAGATGCGAGGGGCCACTGATCATGCTTCGTCAGATCTCCGAAGTTGGGGACGCCGGGATAGTGGTGCGCGAGCACTTGCGCGGGGAACTTTTCGACCTCGGCGAAGCCGGCTGGTTCCCAGCCCAAGTGGTGCCACGCGACGGTCGCGGCCTCGATGCCGCTGCACACGGACAGGTACTTCACTCCTCGACCCTCATGCTTCCGACGAAGCGCGGCGGGTTGTCGCGCGCGAGCGAGAGCATCCTGTCGATGCAGTCCATGTCGAAGACCGGCCTGCCGGTGGACATGAACGCGATCTGCGGGCGGGAGGGATACTCCTGGTTGAACAGCATCAGGTCGTTGGCGATCTCCTTGTCGGAGAGTTTCTGCCTGCGCCACGCGAGCTGGTCGATGGAGACGGGCACGAGTCCGACTCCGACGCGGCACCACTTGTGCGGCTTGTCGACGGGGGCGGTCTTGGTCGTGAACTTGCCCTCTTCGTCGAACACGAGCTTGCGTCCCTGCTTCGCCGGCACCTGCCGCCACTGGTCGTCGTTCCTCCAGCGGCGGATGTAGGTCTGCTTCAAGAGCCAGCGTTCCTCCTCGTCGAGGCTGTTCTTGATCTGCTCGGCGAGCTTCTCGGGGATGGACCGTCCCGATCCGTAGGTGCGCGTCCAGTGGTACTCGTCGTGCTCCCACCAAGCGAAGAACACGGCGTGCCATGGATCGGTGCGTTCGAACAGGTCGATGTCGCGCTGCTTCCACGCGCGCCAGAAGTCGTCACGGAACTTCCCCTGGTCGCCATTGGCCGTGCTCTCGTCGAATCCGTAGGTACCTGGCAACGTGGGCAGCGAAGCCATCACGCCGGCTTGCTTGCGTTCGGCGTCGGGCCAGTGCGCGGTCTCGGACAAGTGGACCATCGTCCTTGTTCCACCGCGTCCTGGCTCGGGGGTTTCTGCGCTTGTGACGTGGATCTCTCCACGGATCGGGTCTGTCCATACGAGCGAGCTGGTCGCCTTGGACTTCATCTTGAAGTCCCAGTGGACCGTTTCCCCCGCTTGGGTTCTGGTCTTGACCATCGAGGTGCGGGCGGTCTCGGCGATCTGGAGGAGGAGCTTGGAGCGATCCTTGTTGTCCGCGATGATGAGCCCGCGAAAGTTCTTCTCGCGCAGGAGCTTCTCGAACATGCAGGCTTGCACGTAGGTGGAGAAGCCCATCTGGCGGGCCTTGAGGATGATGATGCGCACGGGCACGCCGGCCATCTCCATCTGCAGGATCCACGTCTCGAGCCGGCGTTGCGCGCGGTTGAGCTTGAGTGGCCCGATCTTGCCGGCCTTGTCGCGGATGGGGAAGTAGCGTTCGATCCACTCGCGGCGGGAGAGTCGCGTGCGCACGAGCCTGGCTCCATGCGCGTCGCGGACGAACTCGGGCGAGGATGCGGCGTCCCCGTACACGCCGGATGTCCTGTCGAACAGTCCGGCGTACAGGTGGTTGTCGCGGATCTGGGGATCCTCGCTGGCCTCGTCGACGCGCTTCTGGAGCGAGGCGAGGGTCGCGGGATCGGGCGGTTTGAACATCAGCCTTGCTCGACCTTGAGCTTGTCGCGCATGGACACGAGGTGGGAGTTGTGGGTGTCGATCATCATGGCGATGCGCGTGTCGCACTCGGAGATCTCGCCGACGAGCGTGTCCATGAGTTCGTTGAACTTGTTGGTCAGTTGCCGGCGCAGTTCGAGCTGGGTGGCGAGCTCACCGACGAAGGGGCTGGCGTCGAGGCGCCGCAGGCGGTTGGACCTGCGGTTCCTCTGCCTTGTCTTCTCGCGGTGGTCGGGGCACATCGTCCTGCCGTCGGTGACGGGGATTCCGCAGGCGATGCACCGCTTGGACTCCTTCATGCGCTTGCGGTAGTCGCGCATGTACAGGCGGAGCTTCTCCTTCTTCTGGATGTCGTCCATGGTTTGAAACGGGCCGACGCTCATCACGCCGGCCCGCCTGCTTCTCCTAGCAGTGCATCCCCGACTCTCGCACTGGAGATGCACGATCAAGCTACCGCATCGACTTGGCGCCCTTGCAGCGCCACTTCTTGCGGCTGAGGTTGTTGGGGCTGTTGGGGTCGGACTTCCAGTCGCCCTTGATCTTGAGAGACCGCGCGCAGTAGGCATCGCCCTTGGGCGTCCCAGGCTTGATGCTCGAGCCTGACTGCCCGTAGCGGACAGTGCGAGTGCGGCCAGTGGTGGGGCTCTTGACCGTCTTCGCGAACCGCTTCTTCATGGGCGTGCCTACTGCGCAGCGTTCTAGGGTGATTGGTGTTGACCTTGACGATACGCAGCGTACACTACGCCCCGTCCCCATTCAAGGTAGTATT